ATTGATATCTTCTTCGACATCAATAACTTGCTCTTCCTCGGTGACGACTTCTTCCGATTCTTCGGTAGTTTCGGCAACAACTTCTTCTTCAGTGGTTTCTTCTTCAGAAACTACTTCCTCTTCAGTTGTCTCTTCTTCGGATACAATTTCTTGATCCTCTTCTACTTCAACCTCAGCTTCCTCTTCTTTCATGCCCTTGGCAGTCTCAGCAGGTTTTGCACCTTTGTTGACAACATCTCTAACTTGCTTGAGAGACGCACCAGGCGTCTTCAACTTGTTAGAATCGTCATCAGGTTTAGAGTTTTCTGGGGTTGGCCCGCCAAGATCCTCATAAGTTGGAGGTGTACCACCTGTTGTCAACTTAGGCATTGGATCTCCAGGCGCAGCGTTTTTAGTTACTACGTTTTCCATTTCTTGTAAATTGCTACCAACGGACATTTGATTAGACATGATTGTATTAATCTATATTTATTTATAATTTAAAGATTTGAGAGGAAATTATTCCATAAGTGGAGTTTATGTTCCTCAAGTGCTTTTTGGTCAACAAGGGTATTAATCCTTCTTTGAGTTCTTTCTGCGAGTTGTTCGCGGAGGATTCCTCCATCCCAAACCCACTCTTTTCCTTCCATGATTCCCGAGACAAAAGCATCAGGAGCAGAAGGATCGGCAACGATATCAGCAGCAGTTGCTAACATGAAGTCTTCACCGACAACTTTAATGCCATTATTATCTTCTTTGATAGAACCAATACCACGAGAAGAGACGCCGAGCATTACACCTTCATCAAGAAGTGACTTTGCAATCTTACCCATTGGGGTGTCGAGAAGTTGTGCCTTGCCTCTGAAATTATTTCCTTCCTGAACGAGAGAAACAATTTTATGAGAAACACGATCGAGATTTACTGTAGGACCATCAGGATGACCGAGTTCTCCAAGAGCACGACCTTTTGCGGTAAAGTTTTCATTGTATCTTTCAACTTCTTTTGCAAGAGTTGTGACAGGATACATTCTTCCGTTACGGTTCTTGATTTCACCTTGAAGGAAAGTTCCTTCAATATACATTTTTTTATTAGAACCTTTTCCTTCGGTGATAAATTTTACACTCGAAATTTCTTCCGTGATTAACTTCATCATGCTACTCCAGTAATTTGAACTTGTTGAACATATGCTGCTGAAGCAGTTCCTTTTGCTGCCACCTGGAAGACATCTCTCAGTTCTCCTTCTCCATCAGTAATTGGTCCTACTTCACTAGTATCATGGGCAAGAGTAAGTCTTGTACTGAAATATCCAGCATCTCCATTAGAATTTCTACTGAAAGAACCATTAAGAACTGAAAGAACAGTAAGTCCAATTCCAGAAGTGCCGCCATTAGCACCCGCAGGAACAATTCCGGTCAACTGAACTTTATCTCCAACTTCGAAAGGACTTCCACTTCCTCCGGGGAAATCAATTGTAGTTGTTGTTCCTGTTGTGACACCAACAACTTTTTGTGATTTTGGTCTGCCGATACTTAATGTTACTGTTCCACCAGATGGAACAAAGTAATCAGAATTTGCGGCAGTGGGATCAATTCCAACTGCTAAATGTGCATCTCCACCGACTACATGTACTCTTACAGTATCGGTAAAATGAGTCATGATACCAGATGTAGCCGATGCTGTAGCAACGGCAAAAGATACCCCGCTTCCTACCGGTTTATGTGCCATTATTCTTGATCCTCAGATGATGATTGGTCTTCAGGTTCTACTTCGTCAAACATAGAAGAAGCAACATTTGGTTTTAAATTATCAATTCTTTCAGAAGCTTTAGCATACAAAATGTCTTTGATTTTGTCGCTCACTTCTGCTGCTGACGAATCAACAGCAATCAAATCTACAAGTTCTTCCATAAAATTTAATATAAGTCCTATTCTTTATTTATATCTCAGCCTTTTTAGTATCTTTTTGCATTTGTGCATCAGTTATTCCACCATCAATCTCTGGCTCCATAGGAACATCACCCATCATCCCCATATCTCCACCTTCACCTCCTGCAGGTAAAGGTTCTCCGGTAATTGGATCAACTGCATTAGGATCTGGAATAATTCCATCTTTAATTTCCTGTTCAATTTGTTCATCAATTTCAATAATCTCTGCATCAGTTTGACGGAGAATTTTCTTGCGAACATATTCTGCAGAATAATATTTGCCAATGTAAGGTTCAATTGTTGCAAGCGTTCCCAGACGCTCATTCATCATTTCAGTTTCTTTTAATTCTGCAAACTGATTATCATATAAAAAGTCATATTGAATATGATCCGAAATAGTATCCCAATCTTCTGGAGTAATAATATTTTTAAGAATGAGTTGGGTTTTTAACATGTCATTGAACATGTTTGCAAAACGCTTTCTCAAACGACCAACGAACTTGGCAAACTTCAGTTCATCACGCAGAATTTCAGAAGAACGACCGAGGTTGAAACCACCATCAGCAGCAATTCTGGATTCTGGAACACCAAGTGCCCTATAGAGTTTCTTCTGGAAATATTCGATGTCTGAGAGTTCTCCCAGATTCTGACCGCCAGGCAGGGTGGTGATCTCAGTTCCGCGACCACCTTCTCTACGAGGCAACCAGAAATCCTCCATCATAGACATGAACTTACGATCATCACGGATTTCACCCGTGTTTGCATCATAAACCAGTTTATTTCTATAGCGAGACATGACCTCTTTGAGGTATTGCTCTGCTTTTACCTTTGGAAGATTACCAACATCAATATAAAAAATTCTACGTTCTGGTGCTCTGGACAAACGATAGATAACCAAAGAATCCTCAATCATTCTAAGTTGATTAAGTGCCTTGATTGCTTTGTGGAGATAAGAAAGAACAGTTCCTTTGTTACGATCTACTAGTCCTGAAGTAACATAAGTGACAGAATCTTTCGCAATTTTGACTCCTTTAGCACCACCTCCACCACTCAGAGTGTTTGATGGGTAATTTGGTTTTGGAGTATATACAAAATATTCTTCAATTTCTGGTGATACTGCTTTTGAAGCATCTCCATCTCTATTTGATTGTAGAGTTATAGCAGTGTTCTTATCAGGTTTTTTCTCCTGACGAACAAACTTCATTTTCATTGGATCAATATATCTTAAATCTTTGATCCCTTCTTCTGGTTTTTTGACATCAATTACTTTTAAGTAATAGAGTCTTCCATCAACATACCAATTCCTAAAAATTTCGTGGGACTTTGAATCAAAGTCCATTATTTCTTTAATTGTTTTAAACTCTTCTCTGATTGCCTTCTTTAACTTATCACTTGCATTTAAGTTTGTAAGTTCAATCTCAATCGGTGAATCATAAAGATCACTAACGATTGCTTCATTAATAACATCTTCAATGGCACCGTCCGCTTCCGGATGCAGTGCCATTTCTCGATATCTTTTTATTAACTCAGATTCACTTCTATAAGCACCTTCAATATCTACATAAGAACCATAAAAACTGCTTGCAACAAAGTTATCAACCCCGTCCTCATTATTAGGAGGAACGGGGGAAACTATGGAAGCAGATTTTTTTTCTTTGTCCCCAATAGAAAAACCAAAAAGTCTGGCCATATTATAGTTAGTTTACTCGTTTTGACTATTTAGCTGATATCTCTATCTGATATCTTCACCACCTGCTGCTGGAGAAGTTCCTCTGTATGCTTCCCACCACTGAACTTGCATTTCTACTGTAAATTCTTCGATGGTGTCAGTTGTTTCATAACTTACGTCAATTGTGGAAACATTAGTTGGGAAAATATCCCAGAACTTATAGGATCTGAGAACAGAACCATCACGGTCAAGTTGCTTGACTGTAGCATCCTTCTGATATGCTTCGGGATCTACAACACCAGTTCCATCAGACATTTTGTTGATGGTGTTCATCCATTTTTCGAACGCAGAACGGAGGACAAAATCAGTGTCATTAATAACAGTGATTGTCCAGGTTTCGAATGTTCTGTCTCCGGCGATCTTTAAGATACGACCTCTGAATGGAACATCAATGGGAGCAATGGTTGAAGCAGGGAGTGCTGCTGCTTTTACAAGAAATCTTGCTTTCTGTAAAACATCATTATCAATTGCCACAGCATCGGGGAATGCTAATTCTACTTCAAATAGATTCGGTCTTGCTCCACCACCCGATAGTCTACTTTTGAAATCACTAATTGTTCTTAGTGGAGTTGTGTTTACTTGCTGGCGACTAGGCATTTTTCTTTAAACCTCGTTTGTAATTAAGTAGAATTAGACAGAACCAATAACTTCTTCAAAGGAGACGCCCGTGCGTGTAGCAACGAATGTCAGACCGATGAAGTTAATCGATCTCGCTGGCTTGATGTAAATGTCTGCTACAAACTCATTATTATCTATAATAGCAGCAGTGTTATTTGTCTCATCACAGACAACAACGTAGTCGGTGATACCTCTCTTCGCCTGAACATCACGGAGGAAAGGTTCAACAATGTTCACGAAATTAGTTCTCGTGATTTCATCGTTGAATTCAAACAACTGGTCTCTGGCAGCAGCCTCGATGGCATTTTCCAGATAGATGAAGAGACGACGAACATTGATACGATCAAATGCTGATGCCTTAGCAAGTGCTGTCTTGTCTCCAAAGAGAACGATTCCAGAACCAGCTTGGAATACGACAGGGTTAATTCTGTTGGAATACAGAACGTCTCTCTGCTCTTTGGATGGATTGTATGTAAGTTTGACAGCGTTTAGAATAGCACCTCTGGAAGTTCCTGCTGGTGAGAACCATGGGAACGCATTGATGTCAGTTCTAACACATGTTCCGGCAATGTCACCATTAAGAGGGACATAACGGAAAGTATCAGCAAATCTGTCATACATGTACTTGTATCCGCTATCGAATACTGCGTATGAGGAAGATGTTAATGGTGAGTAGTAACTCAGAACATTATTAGTGATGTCAGCGTCACTATTGACAGTTACTGAACCGGCAGCAGAATCGCTCAGGAATGCACCTCTATAAGGAGAGATGAATGCAACTGCATCTTTTCTGATATCGGCAACTGCAATGACTTGCTGAGCAAGGTTTTGTGCCTCAGTCTTGCTGTGGTTTCCAGAACCCATCAGTAAGAAATCTACTGCATAAGCATCGTTATTTTGGAATAACTGATATCCAGTCGATAACTTGGAAACGGTTGCCTTTAAACTATCTACAGTGCCAATTCCAGAAGCACCGTTGTAGTCCTTACCATTTACAAGAGTTAAATCTTGCTTGCCAGTTGCACCAAAGATAACTCCTTTAGCATCCTGATCCCAACCAGTATCACCTTGTTCTGTAAATGATGCACTAAATCCAGTGGTTGTCAATCCTGTTGGAGCACCACCACCAAAGATATATTCTGAATTGGACTTCAGATACTTTCTCCAATATGCTGGAGATCCGACAGAGAACTCAGCATCTTTTGCCTTGGAGAGGTTCAAGTGCTTCTCAAGAACAGTTCCGGCATTTCCGGTAATCTTTCCATCACCATCAAGAACCACAACGTGAAGTTCGTCGAATCTTGCACCTCTTGCGGCAGCATAATCAGAAGTTCCTGGTCTATCGGCAAGGATATTCCACTTAACTGTTGCTACGCTAGTTCCAACACCAACATTGCTTGTTGAAGTTGCAAGAGTTTGTTGATCGAACCAGTCTGCGGTTGCATTAACACTTGTGTGTGCGGCAGCAACTCCAGAGTTATTGACAACTGTAATGTTGTATTCTGTGCCAAACTTGTAGATTCCGTTCTGCTGATAATCGACAGCAGTTTCTGTTCCTGCAGCAGAAACATGAGATACGACTTTAACGTATGCTTGTGCTCCCTCTACTTGAGTGATAATTCCTTTCAGAACTCCGTCAAGGGTCGTTCCTGCACCAACACCAGGAAGAACACTATCGATAGCTTGAGTTACACCCAATCCAACCGTAGCAATTCCACTTGATGCAAGTTCCAGAATTTGGTCTGCCTTGCAGTCAAGAATAGCAACTCTGACTCCGTTTGCCCAAGAACCAGGGTTCTTGCCAGTTACAATTACATTAGGAACGACATTCTCATCGTATCCTAATTCTTCGTAGTGATCTACACTTTTAATCTTAATGCTAGTAGAGCTGTTGCTACTGTCTACAGCATTCTTCAGATCGTCGTCATCTGATCTTACTACTCTTAATGATCCACCATATGCCAAGAATGATGAGGCAACCATCCAGGTCTCATACTGCTTATCAGAACCATATGGTTGACCAAAGTTATTCAGTAAATCATTTTCGTTTCCAACAAGAGTTGGTAGTTCGACTGGTCCTTGTGCGAAAGCACCAACGATTCCGCCTGTCTTATTAGTTGAAGAGTCAATTCTACCTTGAGTAAGGTCTACTTCTCTTACGACAATACCGGGAGATGCTAAATTTAGCGGCATCTTAAGTTCCTCTCTCAGTCCAAGTTTATTCTGAAATTATTTATTAAAAGGGGTATTTTCATCGGGGAAACCATGCATGAACATTACCAATCTGGATATTCCCAATTAGAAGTTTTATTTTTCTTCTTTGCCTTCACTCTTTTGATTGTGCAATCCTTACATTCATAAGAATAAGATGACTGAAGGGTGTTACGGTCCTTTCGTGTCAAATAAAAATCATTAATTAAATTTTTTACTTTTCCACAGGCACGACATCTTCGATCAAAAAACAATAAATGTTCTAATTCAATCTGATCATCAATGTCCATTATTTTTCTGCGGCGTATAATGCGAATGTGGATGTTGTAATAACAGTCATCATATTAGCAATATGTTGTTTGGTATCAGAATCACATTTATTGACCATAGGTAGGAAGCATCCAACTATTGTTACTCCGACTATGGATAGTTGAAAAAAGATAACAACTTTTATTAGGTTTATAACTTGATGTTTGGTATCCATTACATATAATCCCACATATAAGATCTGTCACCATATTCATCGGTATGCCAACGATCACCATTGTTGTCTACAAAACTAGCTGCGTCTTCGAATCCATCTGATATAAATCCAAATGGAGCCATGTCTTGTTCGATTTGATTTTTTTGTTCTTCATATAATCTCTTCCTGACATCTTGGTCAGTCATCTCTTTGAAATAATCCTGTTGTACCAACCAAGAGAAAATAACCAAACACATGGCAAGGTCATCATTACATCCTTCTTCTGCTTCAAATGAATTATGTTTTTGAGAGAATGTGGTTAGTTCTGAAATAATGTCATAGTCAACTGTCAACAGTTTATCATCCTCCAACAATGTCTTTAAGTTAGAGCATCCCAACTTTTTGACTGCTGCAGTCATTCTTACACCGAGTTGAGTTTTCTTACCAGAAAAACCTTGCCCAACTATTTGACCGTTTCTTCCTCTCATCGATGCCATGAGAATATTTTGATATTCAAGGTCATACTGAAGAATACTCGCAACCTGGTCTCCAATATCATTAACTTCTATCATCAGATATGCTTGATTGTATGCTTTGGCAACATCAAGGATAATATTTGGAAACAACATTGGTTTTATTTCGTTGTTCCTATATTTGGCAACTACCTTATATGGAAACTCTGTTGTGTCAAAAACAATGAAGGCAGAGTAATCATTTCCTAG